AATTCTGTTTCTACTTTCCCAATGCTTTTTACGTTTTCCTCAATCCGTACAAGGCGCTCTTTTAGATCATCGAACTTTTCTACTAATTGAGTAAGAACATTTTCATTCAATTTCGCACCGCCTAACCCGTTAATATTGGTAATACTTTACTAAATTATAACACTATTGAACTATCTAAGTGTTATGTTAATTTAATAATATTTAAGCGACTTATGCCACCTACAACTGTAACCGATGTTGACGGATTGATATAAAAAGCAATTAAATCATTTTTAGTTAATTTTGGAATTGTCACCCCTAATACAATAGGAGAGGCGCTGGCTGTTGGGTTTATATGTTGGTTTAATATTTGAAATAATGTCAACGAACCTGGCCCGCCCGCAACGGTTCCTTTGAACATTCTTAAATCAATACGAGTACTCGCCGCAACCCCTGACAAAGCAACACTTAAAACAAAGGCGTAAACCCCATCACTAGGAATAACAATATTACCTGACACATCCACCAAAGGGCTGCCCGTTGTTGCATTTGGCATTAATACAGTATCCGTTGATGCTGACACGCTCGCATTGTTTGTAAAATTAGAATGATAATGCCCAAATGCCGCAATCGTGTTAAAAACTTCATCGTATTGTGTTTCTAAATTGTTTAATTTGGCTGCTGTTATCGCCGGCGCTCCACCGTCTACCCAGCTTGTTTTAGTATAAGCCATTCATTACCACCCCTGAGTATCAATTTTATCAATCTGAATGCTTTCTAAATTTGATTTAACTTTACTAAATGTCTGTTTGTCCACTAATACACCGCTGCCCGCTGAAATAGAGGCCGTTGCGCCCCCAATCCAACCAACATAAGCAATACTTACATTCGCCTCATAAGGTGCAATGTAAGTTGTTGAAGTTATCTGCTTGTTGTTAGATGTTACACTTTGCAAAGTAATAGCCTTTCTGAATATCTCATTATTACTTGCATCATAAAATACAAGGAATTTAACTCGATCCGAATCCTCAAAAGATGGGTAAACATTCGAGCCAGGATATAAACTAGAACTTGGGTATGTCTTTTTAAAGATATTGCCGGTCATATCAACCAAAGACCAGGTTTTCGAAAATGTACTAAGGGTTGCTAACACTTCGTTTTCTTGAATGTTTTCCCTTAAAACATACGCCTCGCCTTTATTTGCTAACTTTTTAAAGAAATTTGCCCAGCCACCTGTTGCTGATCCGTCTACAATAGAAACGGAATACATTAACCGTCCATCTATTGTGCCTAATTCAGATGCCCTCGACTTTTCCACCAGGTAATAATCATTGATCCCAAAACTCGGCAAAGTAACTTGAACAAGTTGACCTACATCCAAATCATTAATATAGGTATCGAATGTTATCCGCCGCCCTACTTTCGCATAACGCTTTAATTTGGCGTTAGCATCATCGAAAGCGGTTTGCCTGCTAGTTATATATGGATCATCTGAAACGTTCTCATATATGCCTGTTGTACCGTCTAGGGCTTGCATTCTGATTATTTCCGCTTGGTCATATGTTACCGCAACGATATTAAATAACCCTTGATAAGTAACGGTTAAAGTTTGAACCGTTGTTAAGGCCGTTGCTGCATCATCTTGGGATATAACATTTTCCCCTTTATTCCAATACCAATCCTTGCCGGTATCTACCCCTTTAATTCCTACTGTTTTAGAAACTCCGTTTACTGAAATAGTAGGCACTTTCGCTACAGGATAATCCAGGGTAAAGGTTTTGTTAGTTCCATCACCTTTAAATGACTTAGTTTGTGGGCTTGTGGTATCCATCCCAGCTTTAATATATTGCTTGTTTCTGTAATCCTCGGCTACTGGCTCAACTTGTACATTTTTAATAGCGCTCGTTTCATTAATTACCGTATTGTTGTAATTAGTGGCCCGGTGAAAAAATTGTAATTGCTTATTTCGATCAATGTTAAATTCGAATCCAGCAATTTCGGCAAGCCTTTCAAATGCTCTAGTTGTATTGATATAGTTGAATACCGCCTCTGTTACTATTGGGCCATCTTGTATAGTTCCCTGGGTTATTCCATCTGCCGCAAGATAGTTTGTAATAATATCTTTTACAATGGCCCCAGCTAACATATTCTGATAAACCTTTGCAATAATCTTTTTATCAGAAATATAAAGATAGTCCACGCATTGTATTTGATGCACTTTGGAGTTATTGGCAAGGGTTAAATATTGAGTAACAGGCTTATCTATTACCCCGCCAAATGCTAATGTTATACCGTCATTTTCAAATATCTGCACTTGCTGGCCTTTTTGATAACTCAAATTACCCACTTTATCAATAATGGTAAAAGAGGCGGTTGACCTCTCGCCTAAAGCATCATCTATTTCAATGCTATTATATTGATAGTCAACCGTTGCGCCCGCAATTTTAACAATCATCTGCGCCCCTCCTAAACTAGTTTAATTCCTGTTTTTTGTCTTATTTCACTAACAATATAAGGCATTACCGCCTTTGCTAGTTGCCTTCCGTCCATATCCAATATAAACGGTTGTCCTGATCCGGTTGCAAGATAATCATTACTTGAACTCAGATTAACGGCTGACATGCCCAGGCTTTGCGTTGCATCTTTAACCGCTTTAACCTGACCTAAAATACCGTTAACAAAACCTTCCCCGGTATATCCCCCTAATTCCATCATCACTTTCGATGGTGAATGGATTCCTAAGAAGTCTTTAACGCCTTTAGGGATTAACCCAGCAATCTTTTTAACTATATCCGTAATGCCCCCCATCATCGACTTTAGCCCTTTAATTAAGCCGTTAATGATGTCCTTACCGATTGATGCTAAATCAATTCCTTTTAGTATGCCGGTTATACCGTTCCAAATATCTTTAGCAATTTGCTTGGCTGATTCCCAGGCACCCTTCCAATCACCTGTAAAGATTTTAGCGAATGTTTTAATAATCCCCAGGACAACATCAATCGTTGTAGAAACAATGTTTTTAATAACGCCCCAGGCAACTTGCACAACCCCTGAGATAACAGGCCATACCGCCTCGAAAATACCTTTAATGACTTGTAATTGTCCTTTTATAATCCCGCTTACAAAATCCCAAATGTTTTTAGCCGCTTGCATGATTTGCTTTCCGTTTTGATCCCAAAAAGCTTTAATCTTATCTAGTTGCTGAGTAACAAATTTAACAATAGCATCTATAACAGGCTTTATAACATTGCTGTAAATAGCATTCCAAACTTGAACGGCGTAAGCCTTGACGGTTTCCCAGTTCTTATAAAGCAGCACACCTATTGCAATTAATCCGGCGATTATTCCAATAAGAGGCCAAATTCCAATAGATGCAACCGCTGAAAATACCCCGCCTATTGCTGTCCATAATGGCATTAACGTTACAACCGCCTCAACTAGTGAACCGATCATAACTAGCAACGGGCCGATTGCTGCTAACAAGACACCAAAGGCAATGATAGCCGTTTGCATACCTGTAGGTAGTTCACCAAACCATTTCGCAACCGTTCCAAGCGCTGTTGCTAACGGCGGTAATACTTTACTAGCCAAATCAATTAGAACTTGTCCAACCGGCTCGACGGCTGATAAAAATTCACGCCAAACTTTTTTAGCAGTATTGCCCAATCCACTATTTAAAGCATCACCGGCCCGCTTTGCTTGCCCTTCTACCCCGTCACCGATTGAACCGATGCCATTAACCAAAGAAGGAATAACATTTTTTTCTAAGTCTTCCCATTGCGTACCGAATAGGGCTACCCCTGCGGCGTTTTGTTTCATTGGATCTTTCATTGATGCTAACGCCGTTACAGTTGCAATAAATGCGTTTTCCCCGTCTTTTCCACCTTTTGCTATCGCTGTACCCATTTGTTTAGCATTCAGTCCGATAGCTTTGAATCCTTCTGCGGTTGAATCGCTGCCATCTTTTGCCCTGATGTTAAATTCTTTCATGGCATCCCCGACTTTATCCAGGTTAAAGGCTCCCGCATCTGCACCCGCTAATAATATACCCATTGCATCTTTTGCGCTAATTCCCATACTAGAAAAGGCTGGCGCATATTCGTTTAACGTGTCTAATAACTCGCCGCTAAAGTCTCCACCCTGTTGGAAACCTAATGTAATTAGATCCATTGCCTCTTGGCCTTTTATTCCGAAATTTTTCATCATGGTTGCCGCTGTTTTACTTGAATCGGCTACATCTGCCCCAAAAGCATCAGATAAAATATAAGCTTGTTGAGTAATTTCTTCAATGTCTCCGTCCGAGGCAATACCAAATAAATTTTGTTTCACCTTAACTAAGTCATCAGCAACCGCCGAAACGTTTTCACCGAATCCCTTTTTCCATAAGTCTTTAGCTGCATCGTGCAAACCTTTTGCCTCGTCTGCGGTAAAACCCAAACCCGCTTGTATACGACCTAATGCGTTACTTGTATCGGTCGCCATAACAACCCCAGCTGCACCGATCCCCGCAAGCGGTACGGTTAACCCTTTGGTCATAGTTTCGCCCATATCTTTCATTTTACCGCTTACTTCTTCCATTTGGCTTTTCATTTCTTCCATAGCCCTCTGAAAGTCGCTAATATCTGCGCCTATTTCGACGTTATGATCTGAAATTGTACTCACTCAATCACCCCGTTTCTATATCTAAAGAACCCCCAAGCTTTGCGGTTAAATCAAGCAATACCGCTTTTGTTTCCTCGGCTGTCGTTTTCTTCTTTTTCTTATCGCTGCCCAATAACTTTGCAGCAGTTGTGTTCTTTTTCAACTTTTGGCTTGTCCATACGGCAAGTTGTGCAAACTTTTCCCACTCTCGCTTATCCCGCCATTTGTAGCCCTCGTATAAATCAAGTAATTCCGTTAAGGTTAACTCCCAAAATTGAACGGGCATTAAATTTAAAGGGCCAAACGCTAAACGTTTAAGCCCTTCCCAATCTATGCCCGTATCTAGTTTTTTGGATCAGTTTCCCCTTGCTCGGTTGTTTCTTCTTTGGGTTTAATCCACCCAGCGGCGGTAATCGCCTTTGTAATGGGTGTCATTAACTCATTAAAAGAAATACCCTCGCTTTCCATCTTATCACTTAACATTGCCCCTGCTTTTTCTATTGTTAGTCCTGAAATTTTCCACTTTAAGCCCGCCCAATAGAGCGCCCTAATTGTTGAAAAACCAATACGGTTAGAATCAAAAATAGTTGAAATGCCTTTATCAAAATGATCTTCTAGATCAGCCATTGCGTTAAAGTCAAAACGCAATAATTTTTCCTCGCCGTTAAAGGTTACTTTTACATATCCTTGTTTTGCCACGCTTACCCCTCCAAAACTATAAAATTATTAAATTATGGGTTTACTGTTGTAGTTGTTTTGCCTGTACCTTGTAACTCAATTGAGTAAGTTGTTTCTGCATCATAAGGCGCATCGAGTTCCCTTGAAATAACAAGCGCTGTACCTTGCTCAACTACTCCTGTAGTTCCTGTTTCTGTCCATTTAACTTTTACAGTTGTTTTATTACGCATCGCATCACGTAATTTATTCATTTGGGCATCGCCCAGAATATAAGCACCGTCTAGTGAAATAGTCCAACCGTATAGTCCGTAATCATATTCATAAGCGCCGGCGCTGCCTTTGGTTGTAATATCAATTGTTTCAACACTTTCTGAAAGGGTTGCCCCTCTTTGTCCTGCTACCGTTACATAAGTTCCTGGCGTTGCTGATTCTACCTGGATAACAACATCTACTCCACGCATTTATAAAAACCCCCTTAAATTTGCTTGATATATACCCTAAAACGGCAAACACCATGATAGGCTTGTCCATCGTTAAATACTTCTAAAAACTCTCTTTTAATCCCCTCGACTTTAAAGCCGGTTAAGGTTAAAGGGTTTTTTGTCATGGCTTGTAGTACGGCATCCATAATCTTTTTAGCCTCTGTTTTACCTGGCCCAGCACTCCAAACATGCAAAGTTAAAGTTGAATCCTCGCCGTTGTGGGTTTTGCTGTCGTATGGGTTAACCGTATCGTCACCAATTTGTACGAATGGCAAGGGCTGATTTTCGGGTATTTCGTCAAATACACCCGTTACCATTGCTGTTAATACAGAATCGTTACTCAAACGGCTATAAACCGCTTTTTGCAACTCCCAAAGGGCTGTTTTAATCATTTATCCAGCACCTCTTTTATTTTTCGTATAAAATCAGGTTTTTCTTGTTCAAATGCCGGGAATAAAAAAGGGTGCGGCTTGCTGCCATGTGTGAAAACCATTTCCCCGGTTTCCCTGCCGCCTTTGCTTGCTGGATATACCCAAGGTGTACCCCTGCCGCTTTTTGTAGGATGGTTAGCAAATTTACCTGTCCCCCATTCTACATAAGGAGCATAGAAAACTTTAGTACCGATCCGCAATGTCATACCGCCATTACCTACCGGCTGGATGGTTATTGATGATCTAAGCCGCCCTGTATCTACCGGGCATCTTTGTTTAGCATCCTTTTGAATGTTT